GTTATACAAGATTAATTTATACAATGTAAGGGTGAGATCAATTTAAACAGCATTACAGCCCTTTACAGCCATTTTCACATCGTGTTAGTATGTTTATATAGCTCACCGTGAGAATGCCTCAGAAAGCCTATAATAAAGCCTGAGAGCATTTAGGAATTATCTATTGAAATTTGTATGTTGATAGAAAATATTTCTTTGGAGTTTTGTATTTTTCGTGTATGATTCTATACATCGTAAACACATTTCAGGGGCAAATAATGATTTACTGGATTACGGCAGCAGATAAAAATGGTCGCGTTATTTATAACGTAGAATCTGAGTTTAAAGGGCTTGGTGAGGCATTAGATTCTGCTGTTAATAACATATCTTCTGAATTCCACGGAACTATCGTCATTTCAGACGCGGCAGGTAATGTTGTATTCCCCAGTGCGAATCCTGAACAGCTGCCGTTAGTGGCATATGTTGGTAACTGGAATAGAAAACGCCAATGCTTCCCGGTACGCATTACTGTTGGAAGTCACAACATGCAGTGGTTAAATAATGATGAGCGGGCGAAAGTGAGTGTTATATACTCCCACCACTTCCAACATAAAGGGTTGATGCGTGCCTACCTAAAAAACCTCGGATGTACTAAAATCGAACCCGGATGGGATTAAAGCATATCCCTATTTTATTGCTTGTTTTGTTTTGTGGTCTAACAGAAAAGGATTTACCGACTTCTGAATTCAATATTAATTGGAAGCATTAGATAATTTCTTAAAGGAGAAAAACAAATGAGTTTTGCGGGTGCAGTAGAAAAGCAAATAAAAGATCATTATAAAGGCGGTTATATAGCATATATTGACCTTATAAAATATTTAAAAAATGGAAGAATAGATAAAAATACAAATTCTATTCATGCGACAAATTCAGGATATGATACAAGCTATGACAATAGTATGATTATTCTGTATTTTTCAGATAATAGTGCGTTAGTTGTTGCGCCGAATAGTATTATTAGCGTAAAAGTAAGTTGATACACAATAGCCATAATTCGCATCAAAACAGCCTATAAGCCGTTTTATACGTTTGGTAATAGGAAGACAAGGGTAATAGAATAAATCGCTTATAGGCTGTTTAAACACGTTTTAGACATATCTACATTTTAAGGAGCATTACTATGCAAACAAGTAATTCTATGCAAGCAAATAAAGATTATTTCATTATGATAAATAATGAAGCGGAATATAATCAGGCTGTAAAGATGTTGCAGTATATGGGGTTTAAGTCATATACTGTTAATACTTATAATGAAAATATAAATATTGTTTACACATATGATAGGAGAGCAATTGGAAAAATGAGTGGAAGTCGGGAAACTTACAAAAAAGAATTCCCAGACGATATAGAACTACTCATTAACAATGAAAGCAAAGAAATTACTACTACAAAACATAACATCAACATTGCAGAACATCCTGAATTGTATAATGTAATTGTCCTTACTCGCACAAAAGAAGAGTGGGACGATGTAATCCAGTATGATCCTAATTCAGGGCTGGAATCTAGACATTTTGATAATTATCAAGAGAATTCTATTATTTACTGTGAAGAGTTAGCTTTTTGCTTTGGTAACTTAAAAGGAATTAGGCGGTCAGGTGGTGATTATGATGTTATATATTATTCACAATGGAAAGCATTGTTAGAACGTTTAGCAGCAGAACAGAAAGAAAATGATAAATATCTGTTCGCTAATAAAGAAATGAAACAGTTTAAGGATTTATCAGATAGTGAGAAATTAATTATAGTTAATGCGCTGATTAATAATCTCAGCAAGGTAAGTCACTACAACATACAAACTAAAATCTGGGAAGATAAATTTCATAATGATATCTATATGAACAGCGTTTACCGTGTATTGAAATAAATTTTATGTAGGATATATTGCCAGCCATCGGGCTGGCTTTTGTTTATGCAATTTGTTGCATATTGACAGAACAGAAAACAATGGTACACTAATACTCTTTATTTTATAAGAAAGGACTAAAAAGTGGTAAATTATGAATTAGCTGTTCAGTTAAGAAAGCAGGGCATGAAGTATGCAGACATCGCAGAACAACTAAACTGTTCTATTGACTGGTGCAAAAAACGATTAAAAGGGATACCGAAGCGGCAACCTAGTAAACCTGCTCCTGTAATGAGTGAGGAAGAAACAAAATTATTCACTCAGATAGTTATTATTCGCAGAGAACTGAACAAACTTGAAAATATGCTTAAAATCAACAAACCCATTTAAACACGTTTTAAGCCATTTTAAACATAAAGCTGAGGCTTACTACTAACAATCACAGAAAACCTCTCTAAAGTCGTTTAAATCGGCTCTAGAGCTATTCTGTGATGTGTGAAGGATGTAGTAAAAGTTCCTAAGAGTGTAACATTCTTGGGAATATTACTTATTTGCTAGACGTTTAGTTCCTATTCAAAACAAGCCAAAAAAACAAAAATATGTAGAGTTTTTCTGAGGATGATTCCCTTATAAAATCAATCACTTACAAGCGAAAATAGGGCTAAAACAGGGGGAAAACTTATTTATATGAGAGAAGCCTCTAAGAAGGTCTATGAATTTCTTTTATTATTAATACTTACTACTACATAGAAAGAGTAATATACATATGATAGACAATACAGAAGATGATGAAACGTATAACGATAGTTGTAGTCCATCACTAACAGAGGGATACTATACAAAAGAAAGAATACATATCTTTCCATTAAATCTAAATATTAAACAACTACCAAATGTAAAGAATATCCTAGGTGATGATATTGAAACTATGTTAGTTTGTAATCTATTAGCTAAAGGCAAAGTAAGCTACAGCAGAGATAATAGCGTTACAATACCGAAGAAATACAATAAATACAGTTATTCAAATTATCGAATACTAAAAGCAGTAGATAGATTGGTAAATAAAGGCTATGTTTATTCCCATATATCAGAGTATAAATATAATGCTGATTATGAAGAAATAGAACAATCCTACATCCAAGCAACACCACTATTAAAAGCCACATTTGATAAAAGACAGAACAGAAAGAAAAGTAATGAAAGCTATAAGACAGACATTCAAACTGTAATATTGAAAGATGAAAACGGAAACATGATTGATTATTCTGACAATTCATTCACTAGAGAATCAAGAAATATTATTTACGAATATAACAAGGCAGCTATGAAATACGATGTATGCTTAGATGATGTCAAATTTGATGTGGTACTGAGAAGCCATCATAAGATTAGCTTTGATAACTACGGCAGGCTGTTTGCTATGGGTAATAGTCATCAGAACATGAAAAAGGAAGACAGACATAGAATCACAATCAACGGTGAACAAGTGGCGGAAATAGACTACCGTAACCTTCACTTAAAAATGCTATTAGATCATTATAAACTGGCAGACAGCTTCCCAGCCGGAATAGACCTGTATTCATTAGCTTTGACAGAAGAGCAGAAGAAAAACCCAGCAAACAGAAAACTAGTTAAATTGATGGTAATGACAGCTATTAACAATAAATCACGCTGGGAATCAATCCGAGCATTCAACCATAAAGTGATGCGAGAGAATATCAATACCGGAGATTTTCAAAGCGGCGAAAGCGTCATGCAAGCTTTAGAAAATGGAATACCTGAACTGTTCAAGAATAAAGCTATATTGCAGAACATGTATTCTGGTTTTCTTCCCATGGCCGCATTCTTACAGAAGAAAGATAGCACAATATGTAAGGACGTATTGCAACAGTGCGAAAGAATGAAGGCTTTTGTGTTACCTGTACATGATAGCTTTATTACTCCGTTATGTAGTGCCGATATCGTGGGGCGTATTATGGGTGATTCTTACAGGAAAGTGATGTCTGTTAATACACTGGTTCCCTGTTCAGTTAGTGTTGACGGGGACACTTGGGAAACCACATATTAACCGGAATTAATCATTGTGGATAATTCTGTGAATAGGCAGGGTAGAATTGTGGATAATTTTAAGTAAGATTGTCTGCAATTTATCCTGTTTATTTTTCATTATAACATGCCTATGATTTGCATGTTTGTTGTGTTATCAGTATCTGTTAGGTGTTTTGTGTCATAGTGTATTAGTATGGTAATACAGTGGTAATGGTTTAACTTTCTCACAAGTAATAATAAAACGTAATCTGTTATGTAATGCAACAGAGTTGCAAATTAACTGACCATTGGTCATTACAATGGCATAAAATATCACTGAAACACAATCAAACAGCATAAAATATCACAATAGCATCATTTCTTCGCAGTAACTATCTATCAGTAGATAGATTGTAGCATCAGACTATCACTATCCTACATCGAATCAATATCACTACCTAAGTTTACAGTAGCCTGTACGGTGCAGATAGCGATAGGAAGCGAATACAGCCCCTTACAGACGATAATAGATACAGGTGGCTACTACCCTACTACGAATAAGAATAGCGGCGTATAAAGCGTTCTAAGGACTTTAGATTAAGTGGTATTATGTGGTTTGTTATCATAGTACTAAGACCTAAACGGTCGTTTAGTTCCTATCGATGCAAGCGAAGAGCCAATGCTGGCTTGGTCAGTGATATTTTGATATTATAGAAAAAGTTTTCTAGGCCGATAAAATGGCGGTTAAACCATACATACGATTATGTAATAAAAATGTAACCATACATACGACTATGTGAAAATTATAATAATCGACTATGCAACAAAATACCCTCTCATACGCTCCCAATCGCTCCATAACGCATTGAATAATAAGGCTAATAGGACAGCTACCACTGGTGATATTAACGCTCTATGGAAGCTATAATCTGATAATAAAAGTAGTATTCTGAAAAAATTTTTTATAAAAATTTGACTCTCCAAAAGTCACTCTTAAGTAATCACTTCCATTAATATTTTGATAATGATATTTACTCTATGGAAACATTTATAATGGTAAAATGACCTCTACCCTCAGAAAAATTTTATAAAAATTATAAGAATTACAAATATCTGTTGTAGTATTGATACAACAAAATAAAATATCTGGTAGAATTGAAGGATATTGACAAATTTTGTCAGTATTGTATACTTTGGTGATAGTAGACTAAGACGAGAGATCAGATATACTGACCTTCTGAGAGGAGGGTTACAGTAGTGGTTCTATATTAATGTATAATTAATAAAAATATTACCATATTGAATGATAATGAAAACGAGTGTAATGAGAACTAAACGTCTATTTTAGATATGTCATAAAATATAAAGAAAAAGCCCTGTCAAACGAATGACAAGGCTTGCAATAATGTTAACAATGATCAGTACGTTTTATAAGGGATGTATTCCACTCTGCCCCTGCTATATTTAGTTTGAAATACCCTTGTACATAGAAATAGTCATCTTCTGTTCCAGCATAAGCCTGATTTTCAGAAAGTCTTCTTGGTTTGTTATCATAAAGACAGATACATCCATCACTATCCATAGCAGCCCAATTCCACTTTCTATCAATCACTTCCCACGGAATACTATTGATTGGCGTACTATCTTCTCTCTTAGGAGGGATTGTTCGGTAGACACTGTTTTGATTTAGGATATTTTGTATAAGCATATCGTTGAAATATTCCAATCTCCCTTCAATAAAAGCTTTAAATATCTCTTGTTGTTCATCTTCTGTACAGCATTTTAATTCTTTCTTCTCTTCATTTGTAAACACATTACTCTCCTTTTACATTGTATGCTTTGAATAACTCACTACAAATCTTTTTTGTATTTTTACATTCTGCACTATCTATTGCTCCTTCTAAACTCTTCTTGTCAACCAACAACCGTTCACCATTGAAGTATAAGTGATACCCAAATCTGAATATAGATTCATACTGATATGTTACTCCTACTTTTGTGTCAATAAGATTGTTATCTATAATCTTCCAACGTTCTTTATCCTTCAGTGCTTCATTAATCTCATTAATCAATTGTTCCATTATAGCCCTTTTAAATTAAACTCTCTATTAACCAACAGCTTTAAATTATCATCATAAATACCATCAATCCAGCAATTTACATTACTGATAAATTCTTCCACTTTACTAGAATAATCAGAATTAGACACCCCAGAGTACATACAACTCACCTTTATGATACCCAAGCTCTACATCACAGTCCACTCCTACCAACTCTTCAGGAAGTTGACTCTTGAATAAAGGAAAAATATTTTTAGTACATTATTCCTGTATTCTCTGTAAGCGTCAAGACATTCTTCATTAATATGTGATGAGTCGTAGTATGGCATTTTATTTCCCCTCCTTACAAAGAATATAAAGATCATAGCAAGCTTTAATAAGAATAAACAGAATTGTTGCTACAATAGCAAATATAAAAAATTTAATCAAAAATATTGCAAATGCTGTATTGAATACAAATAGAAATACAAATCCCCAGATAGCTAATAATAGTGGCATAACTAGTCTCCAATAAATTCAACAAGGTAACTATACAGTGAATTTAATTCTAAAGCAAGCTCTTTTCCAAGAAAATCTGTATCATCTTTGATGGCTCGTAGATGCAGTAGGAACATCGGAATTGAATAATCACTATCTGCTTTGAAATTGTAGTAGTTGATCTGACACATCATTCTTTGCATAAATTTGTGGTAATCATTATCATCAAAGAAGAATGACTTCAGAAGATGTTTCATTATCTCTGTGTCTTCTTCGTCCCACGTTGCTGTGTTGTTTTGTGTATCATTAATAGCTTTGTAGATATTTGCCAGATGAATACGTTTTGTGTTATCGCTCATTTTGTTTCTCCTCCTGAATTTACAATTTAACACCTAATAACATTAACTCAGCTTCAGAAATACCAAGATCAATTGCTTTTCTCGCGATTCTTTCACGTTCGTCCAATTTTGCTTGAGTTTGCAGATCATCTTTTGTTGCATTTTGCAGGTTGAAAGGGGCGCACCACTGATTATTGTGCATGATCGCTTGAAATGGTCTTACGTCAGCGTCAGAGCCTTGTACACCTCTTTTCTTTGCCAATCTTTGTGCAGTTGCTCTTGTTTCACAATACTCAATCGGTATTGAATTTCCGCGACCTTCTGTCAGATCAGTATTTGTCCATACGATAAATATTTCTTTTGTTTCAGGCATCTTGCTTCTCCTCGTAAGTAAAATTGAAATCACATTCTATCACAAATATTGTTATGTGCAAGAAGAATTTATTGTTAAAACGTAAATAATAAAATACCCTCAATCCTTTCGGAAAGAGGGCATCTTGTTAATTCATTTGTTGTAAGTACATTTCCATCTCTTCAGATGATACTCCTTCCGCTTTCAAAGCTTCAATCAAAGCATCCTCTCGAATAGTAGACATATTCTCATACCTAGTAATAAACTCATCCTTTCCCATCCAAAACTCTTTACCAGATAACATCATATTGATTTCATCTTCTGTAAAGAATCCAAAGTAAATTTCCCGCAAAAGAGTCTCTGTAGCTTTTGTTGTATATTCTGCATAATCTTTTACTGTGTGACCAGTACCTTCGGTTCCATAATACACGTTGTGACACATCACAGTAGCGTAATCATTAATTTCCACAGAATCTGCATACATTGGAATAAACGTACAAGCACTGCCGATATCAGAGACAATATGTACATCCACTTGTGCTGCTGAATTTTTCATAGCGTTTAACATTGGAATGACTGCTGCCAACGATCCACCATTACTACTGAGATTCAGCTTTACTTGATCTCCAGCAATAGCTTTTTCAAGAATAAACACCACATCTGAGAATTGACTTGTATGCTCAAATGTCTCATCAATGTTCACTTCATACTTTGTTGATAAAGGTTCACTGGTTACAATGAATTTTTGAATTTCTTCTGACATTTCATTCTCCTTATTCTCCATAAGCCTTCAACACAGATTTTACAATATCACTTCGCATTGTATCTTCCGAGGTAAATTCGAAATATTCTATATTATCAAATAAAGGCTCTTTATCTTTGTTAAAAAATTTACCAATAGCATCATTCATTCCTGAACGAGTGTTATGGTCTGATGTATAAATCTGACTACTACTTCCTGAAACAACAACTTTTGTATTTTCACCAATACGCTCTAACAAAAGCTTCATAATGATTGGTTGCAACAATTGAGCTTCATCAATTAATACAAGAGAGTTATCCCAAGTTGCTCCAAGCTGCATATTAGGAATTGTAAAGTGAATACGTTTTCCAAGATCAGCTTCTAATTTTCCTTTTCCAATAAAATCCTCAAGAATTTTACGTGTAGATGCAAAGTGAGGTTCCAATTTAGCATCAATCCCGTCGGGTAGAAAACCAATCTTATCACATCCTACTTCTGCTGGAGTACGAATAATAATAAGATTCAGAGAGTTATCTTTTAGGTAATATTCCAAGAACGTTTTCAATGTTACAGACGTTTTACCACATCCTGCAGTCCCGTTTACAAAAGTAATAATATTTCCGTGAATAGTATTAGAGAAATCCTCTTGTTTTGGAGTATAGATAAACTGATTTAGTTTATTGAATACTTTACTCACTTCGTTAGGTTTTGGAGTTGGAGCAATTCCTTGTTCCATTTTAGTCTTGCGAGTGATTCGTGGTTGTTTCATCAGATTCCTCCAATTTATTCTTTTTACCAAAAATCCTATCCCATCCGTCAGAATAAGCTTCTTGATTTCCAGATTTAGATTTAATTAAGTCTCCAGTAACATCATTTGTTGCTGTATAACGTGTTGGAGCTTCATACGTCATTTACGACCTCGTTTAGCTTTAGGAGCTTCTACTACTTCAGCCTTAATTACAGGTTTTACTACATCTCCTTTTGTAAGTGTCACTTCATACTGAGAGAAAATATCAATTGGTTTACTATAGTCTACTTGGTATCCAGCAAGAATCAATGGTTGAATAATACTTACCCATTCTGTAAAGTTAGGATTTTTCACAGTAATATTACCAACATTCTCATGTGAAGCTTCTGCTCGACCTTCTACCATGTGTGCTTCATACATAGTACCAGTAAAACTTGGAGGATTTTGAGTATCAATAATCATACCGTTATCCACTGCTTCTTCAAACTTACTAACAAAATTCACCAACCCTGCTTCTAATACAATCATTCTACCTCCTTTAAAAATTTATCCATTTTCCTATACAAATTACTTCTATCCAACCCGACCTTTTTAGCAAGTTTTGTCATATTACCATTTTCCATTTTGTAGTGATATTGCAGGTACTCATCTTCGAATGATTCTTTTGCCTCTTTAAAAGGTCTATCAAAGTGAGATTTATCTGCAACTACCTCTTTTTGTTGATACTTAGTTTTATTCAGACTCTCTAAAAAATTACCAAGTTTCTTTGTAGTAATTGGTTTTTCGATGTAATCTTGTATTCCTTTTGATACTAAATTAACAGCAACATCTACGGTAGCATAATTAGAAATTACTCCAATTCTGCAATTAATAGAATCAGTTATGTCGAATATTGTAGATTCTTCAATGTACAGATCAGAAAATACAATATCTAAATCTTCTATCATCAAAGATTTAGCTTCTCCAAAACTTGCACAATACGTGACTTCACTATCGTTGAAAAAGTCTTTTATAACTTCAAATGAGTCAACATCACTGTCAATTACAAGAATGTTCATTAATCGGCACACTCCTCTTGATTTAAAAGTTCTTCTGTTTCATATTGTTGTTGCCATTTTTCCAAGTCTACCCAACTAATTTCATTATCATCAAACATCTTACCTCCTTTAAAGTTGATTTACGTAAATCTATCCTAACACATATTCTCTATTTTGCAAGGGCTTGACAAATAGAAAAATGCAAATATAATGCGCCACATTGAATAACGCAGGAGGTAGTATAATGGGTAGACCAGCTAAGAGTCAAGCCTCTCTGACACAACAAGGATTCATGCGAAAGAATCCGGCGAGAGATAATGCAAGAGCTAAAGTAGCAAGACATTTTGAAGCTGCTTTGGAAGTATTAGCAGAGATTGCGCATGACCCACAAGAAAAGAGTAGTGAGAGGATTAAGGCAGCAGCTACTATAGTTCAGCATCATGTTAGCTTGCTGAAAGAAGAGAATGCTGATAATCTTCGTAGATTAGAATTACAAATGAAGCTTGACGGACATCTTAATCATGCGTTATCATTTGATGCTTCAGATGATGATGACATGCCGATTCTTCAATTCGACACAATTCAGGAAGTAGTTTGAAAAATAAAGCTTGACAAATCAGTGGTAGGTGGATTATAATTACAAACATAGACCACTGAGTCCTTTACAGAAATGAGAAGACGTTCTCTAAAGCCTTCGGAGTATTTCCAGCTTGTAAGTGAAATATCTTACGTTTGTAGCGCAACAGGGATCACGGAGCGATTATTAAGGGACTGATCATCCTAAAGTCTTCCACCTAAGAGGTTTGTTATGCTCTTTGAGCATTCCTCTCTTAGTACGGGAGCAAGAATTATTCCGAAGTAGTACAGAGGTAGTGCAGAGGATTGCTAATCCGTAATTCAGAAATGAGTTCTCAAGTTTGATCCTTGAATCTCCCGCCAAAATTTTAAATAAGGAAACTTTAGCCGAATCGGCATAGCGGCAGTGGTTTTGAAAACCTAAGGCTCTAAAAAGTGTGTGTGAGTTCGAGTCTCACAGTTTCCGCCAAATTATTTGGGTGTGATATAATCAGGTTATTATTCGTGATTTGGGATCACGAGATGAGGGATCGAAGCCTCCAACTCAGGCCAAAGTTTTAAATTATATGACATTAGCTTAACGGATAAAGCTCAGAGCTTCTACCTCTGCGATACTTGTTCGAATCAAGTATGTCGTACCAAGTCATGTAGCTGTCTGCGAGGTTTTTCTCCAATTCTCCTTACTCGTGGATGGCTACCCTATTTTGTGGAGAAGGAGTGGATATTTGCTACTCCAAGTTGGGATGAGGTAGCGTGCAAGCCCGACAAACATACCGCCATCAGGCGGTTTTTGTTTTTGTGGAGTCTTATTATTTCTGGTCGCTTGGCGTACCCTTCCATTGCAATTCATAAGCTGAGTTGCCAGAAATAATTTGATTTAACAACAACCTCGGAAGGGTATATTATGACGAAGAAATTAGATTTAGCAGGTAAGGTTTTTAATCGTTTAACTGTGATTGAAGAAAATGGTAGAACTCGATTCGGAAAGGTTAAATGGTTGTGCAAGTGTTCTTGTGGTAACGAGACAACTGTGATTGGTAGTGGTTTGATTTCTGGTAACACAACGTCATGTGGATGCCTGAAAACAGAAATTAATAGTGAAATTCATAAAATTCACGGAATGTCTAACACAAGTGAGTATCAGAGTTGGTTTGATATGAAACGTCGTTGCCTTGATCCAAAGAATGATCACTATGAAGATTATGCTGGAAGAGGGATAACTGTTCACACAGATTTCATTGAATCCTTTCAGAAGTGGTATGATGAAATTGGAGAAAAACCTGATAAAGCTCACAAATGGACTGTTGGTAGAATTGATAATAATGGTTCATATACTTATGGGAATATTCGTTGGGAGAAGAATGAAACTCAAGCTAGAAATCATTCTCGACAAAAGAATAATAAGACAGGTATTACGGGAGTTTCAACCAGAATTAGGAATGGTATTGAATATTGGAGCGCACAATGGGTAGAGCTAGATGGTACTCGTAAGAGAAAAGAATTCTCTTGTGCTAAGTATCCAAATGCAAGAGAACTGGCTATTTCTTTGCGAAAAGAGATGATTAAAGAATTAAATGAGAAAGGAGCTGGATATGCAGAATCTCATGGGAGTGATAAATGAGAGTCAAAAAACAAATAAATAAAACAGATACGGAGCCAAAAGAACGTTTAGTTTTTGCTCCTAAGTCTGAGAAGCAGAGAATGATTCTACAAGATGAAGAAACTAAGGTCATACTTTGCGGTGGTGGTATTCTCAGTGCCTCCACGTTAAAAACAACCTCTTAAACGGTGAAACTCTCTCAATGAGACAATACCGTGCCAAGCCCTTAAAAGGTGCAGTGCGTAACGACTAGTTCTTAGAACGTAGGGTCAAGCGACCCGAAACAGAGGTCTGGAGAATTTCTCCATGAAGATATAGTCTCCTCTGCATGGTGACATGCAGCAGCTTGAATAAAGCGGCATTGAATTAGCGACTCAATGTGAAGATACAGAGCTGGCGGATCGAAGTCATATACGTGTCTTTTAAAAGCATTAAAATACATACAAGACCCTGCCGCAAGGGTCGTTATCGTCCGTGAATCATATCCTACTTTGAAGTTGTCAGGTGGTTTGTGGGATGAAAGTCATAATATTTATCCACACTTCGGAGCTATACCGAAGGTACAACGTCTTACATGGGTATTTAAAAACGGAGCAACAATTCAATTCGCCGCGATGCCAGATAATCTTGATGAATGGCGCGGTATGCAAGCCACTAACTTCATTGTGGACGAATCTGCAACATTTAAAGAATCTCAGATATTGTTCTTACTGTCTCGCCTGCGTTCCGCTACATACAAGGGGGTTCTAAATTTGGTGATGACGTGCAATCCAGACGCAAATAGTTTTCTTGCAGATTGGACTCGTTATTCATGGGAGGATACTCCAGATGGTGTTCCTAAAGCTGGTACTGAAAATATAACAAGGTATTTTATTCAGCACGGGGGAGGGCTGAAATGGGGTAACAGTGCAGAAGAATTATATGAAAAATACGGAGAAGGTAAAACTTTTGGTGTTGACTTCAATCCAACCTCATTCAAATTTTACCCGCTTACTGTACATGATAACCCTACGCTTCTTAAGAATAATCCGGCGTATCTTGACAATCTTTTAAATCTTCCTCCAATAGAGCGTCTTATCTATTATTCCGGCAGTTGGACGGCTAAGGACACGGGTGCGCTTCTATTTTCAAAAGATTGGTGTGAAATGGTAGACACTATTCCGCAACAAGATATTGTAGCAAGATGTCGTGCTTGGGATTTTGCTGCAACAGAGCCATCTACAACAGGTGCTAACTCGAATCCTGATTATACAGCAGGTGTTCTAATGAGTAAAGATAAATACGGTAATTACTATGTCGAAGATGTTAAACGATTTAGATATCGTACTGACAGAGTATTGAAGGAAGTTATTGAAACAGCTTATTCTGATGGCTTGGATGTTCAGGTGTGTATCCCTACAGATATTGGAAGTGCTGGTAAAATTGCTGCTCAATATTATCTGAGAGTGTTAGCTGAATCTGGTATTGCTGCTAAAACAAAACCCGTAAATGGTCACAGTTCAAAAGCAGTAAGATTTAAACCTTTCTGTGCTCTTGCTGAATCAGGACATTTGAAAGTATTAAAAGCAGATTGGAATGATGATTTTTTCCACGAACTTGAAAACTTCACAGAAGATAAGAAGATACAACGCTATAGTAAAGATGATCAACTGGATGCGACTAGCGATGCCTTCGCAACACTATCAAGAACAGTGCAAATCCCATCATTCCACATTCCAACCTTGACTCAAGCATCACCAGTGCCAACAATTTAAACAATTTATCAGAATTTCTATTAAAATCTCAATAATACCTATTGACAACACTAGAAATTCTGATATTATTCGCAAAATAAAAATATAAGGAGTAAATATGGCGAAAGCTAAAACATTTAGCAAGAAAGCTACTTCTCCTGATGATAACACAACTCAAGCGAGATTGTCACTAAAAGAATTTGGTGTATCTGGTTTGAGAGTTAGTAATAGCGAAATCTTACAAGAACAACAGGTTGTATTCCGTTACCCACACTTGATTAAGATTGTCGAAGAGATTAGAGCTAACCCTGTCGTTGGCGCTGGTATGAATGTTTACCGATTCTATATGTCTCGAAAATCTTGGTGCTGCGAAGCAAAGGAATGGCAATCTGATGTTACTAAAGAACGTGCTAAGATTGTAGAGACAATGATGCACGATATGGAAGATAGTTGGGAATCTTTTATTCAATCTGTTATTCCTTATCTTGAATATGGATTTGATATTCACGAGATTGTACCTTATCGTCGATTAAAACGCAACGGGTCTATGTACAACGATGGACTTGTAGGTATAAAAAGACTTGCTATTAGAAATCAGGACACAATTATTAAATGGAATTTTTCAGAAGACGGCAGGGATTTAGTATCTGTGGAACAGACTATTTCTAACCAAGAGAATCAACATAGATTTAGCAATTTAGTAAACGCTAATGGAAATCTCGAAATTCCACGAAACAAATTTCTACTATTTACATCTGGCTCTCAGGCAGGGAACCCTCAAGGTGTGAGTATGTATAAGAATATCTTCCTCGCTCACAAGCAAATGACTATGCTGCAAGAACAACTCTTGCTCACTGTAGCTAAAGAAGCCAAAGGGTTGATGAAGATTGAAGTTCCAGCACAATATTTACAGGGTGATGACAGCCCAGATAAAGGTGTAGCTGCTGAGAGCTTTAAAAAGATTATTGATGGTCACAACAAAGGTACTAACTCAGGACTGCTTGTTCCCCAAGTAATTGATCCTGAATCCAAACTACCAATGTTCAATTACAGTTTGTTAGAATCCAAAGGTAGTCCTTCTATTGATGTTATCAAAGCTATTCAAGAATTGAAGAAAGATATTCTAGTTAATATGTCTGTTGATGTGTTAGCTCTTGGTACAACAGGTAGCGGTAGCTTCTCATTGGCTGAAAGTAAAACATCTATTCTTGCTCTAGCTATTGATGCTCGTTTAAAAGAAATTCAGAATGTGCTGAACAAACACTTGATGAAATACATCTATGAGCTTAATGGTTGGGATACTTCCGAAATGCCTTGCTTTGTTTACAGAGACAATGAGGATATTGATCTTGCAGATTTCAGCAGTGCTGTTCAACGTATCACAGCAGTAAGTGCTATTGAAATGGATAGAGAGTTCTTAAATAAAGTGAGAACAGCTCTTGGATTGCAGACAAAACCAGAAGATGAGCCAATTAATGAAGATTTACTTCCATCAAATGTGACAGGACAAAGTTCAAGATCAGGAGATGGGATGACTGTTGGTAGTTCTGGTGATGGTACAAGTAAGATTGGCGGTGATTCAAGTAAAGTTGATCGCTCTATTGCAAATAAGGAGAATAAATAATGTCTCACGAATTATTGCGACTTACAGGTGAGCTTTATGATGTTCCTCACCTTGTTTCGCTGGATGGTTTCAACCGTGTAATAAACTATTTAGAACTAAGAAATGCTGGTCTTGCTTCTATGCCTACGCATAAACAAGAACCTGTTAAGAAAGAGTTTTATGATACTAAAACTAAAGTAGCTACGATTTCTCTAATGGGTACTACCACTTACCGTCATTCTGAAATGAATGCTTTATGTGGACTTACTTCGTATGAAGGTATTCTAGCTCAAACTCAAGAAGCTATTGATGCTGGAGTGAAGAAGATTGTACTTCACATTGACAGCGGAGGTGGATCAGCTCAAGGTTGTTTTGCTTCAGCGAATGAATTTAGACAAATGTGTGATGCTGCTGGAGTCACTGTTTACGGATTTGTAGATGGTAGTTGTTGCTCTGCTGCTCTTGCTTGGGGTGTTGTATGTGATGTATTGGTTGCCGATCAATATTCTAATATTGGGTCTTTAGGTGTACTGGTTGCATTGAAAGATACCTCTGAAGCAGATGCTAAAGAGGGAGTTAAAACTATTTATATCACTGACGGAGCAAGTAAAGTCCCATTTGATGAAAATGGTAAATATAAATCTGAATTCCTGAAAGAACTGCAAGACAAAGTAACTTATCTTGGGGATGAATTTAGAAAGCATGTGAGTATGTACACAGGAATTCCTGTTGATAAATTAAAAGACACTCAAGCTAAGGTGTACATGGCGAATGATGCAATGAATATCGGATTTATTAACAAGATAATGACTAAAACAGAGTTTGTTTCATATGTGATGAATGGAGAGATGTAATGATTGATCGTTTTAAAAAGTTTTTTTCTGCGGAAGCAGATTCAACAGTAGCAGAAGCTACACAACCTGAGAATGGAGAGTCTATGACTACAAATAAAGAGCAGCCTGAATTGACTGCTGAAGATAATACAGCAGAATTGGCAGCTCAATTAGCCTCTCAGTCTGCTGCCCTTGAAGATTTGCAAGCTAAGTTTGCAGAATTGAATTCTAAATACGAACAAGCAACTGAAGCTCTGGCTAAAGTTGAGTCCGATAAAGAAGACTTGGTAGCTAAAGCTGCCGAAGCTCGTATGACAGCACGTAAAGAAAAATTGGAAAATGCTGTAGGCTCTGAAAAAGCCTCAACATTGCTTTCCTCGTTAGATGTATTAGATGACGCAGCATTCGACGCTGTTGTTTCTAGTATGAGTGTAAATTTGGACAAAGAACAAAAATCTGCCATGTTTACAGAAGTAGGTGTGACAACTGAAGCAACAGAAGTCAAGCCAGCACATTTTAAAGACTATATCAAAACTAAATAAATAAGGATATAAAATGACTAAATTAGCAACTCGTAGTAATAAACTTTCTTCTGTACTGGCATGGGAACTGGAACCAGAACAAGGCGTATGTCGTGAAGAAGTTACGGTGGTTATGCAAGCAGGTATGGATGTCGGTAGTGTTGTTGTATTCGACGGTACAAGCAAATACGTTTGGGTACAAGCATCTGCTGTAGCCACTCTGAACGCTGACGTTTGTATTGTTCTGACAGCAGATAAAGATATTCCTTCTATGGCAGCAGGTGATCAAAAAATGACTGTTCTGAAACGTGGTCATGCAAAAGTTGTTGGCGCTTCTCTGAACTACAAAGATGCTCTGACAGCACCACAAAAAGCCACCGTTATGGCTGCCCTCAAAGCTAAAAACATTCTTGACACAGTTAAAGTTTAATATTTTATAGGGATAATAATAATGAATATTCGTGATTACTACAACAGTTTTAAACAAACAGATTTCGTAGATGGTATTACCCAAACTCCTCTGCAATATGGCTACATCAACAGCCTGAACCTGTTTAATTCTAAAGGTACAAATCAAACTGCGATTGTGTTTGACAAAGATTATTCTACCACTACCTTGATGCCTCAAGTTGTTCGCGGGACTAAATCCTCGACTCAAGGTAAAGACCGCAATGTTGAAACTTTCGCACTGCGCACTGCTTACTTCAAACACTCTGATCGTTTGACAGCAGAAGATATTCAAGGTTGGCGTAAAACTGGTAGTGCTGAGTCTGAAACTCTGGCAAATGCAACTGCTGAGAAACTGCAAGACATGCGTTTGGCATACGATCAAACCGCTGAGTACATGAAACTCCAAGCTCTGAAGGGTGTTTTCAAAACTCCTGACGGTACTGTGATGGCAGATATGTTCTCTGAGTTTGGTATTACTCAGACTTCTATTGACTTGGCTTTGGGTACTGCTGCTACTGACGTAGATTCTAAATTCCGTCAGATCAAATCTGCTGTAGCTAAAAATGTTCTGAACGGTGGTGCTATTGGTGGTGTTGAGTTTATCGTTGATCCTCTGACTTTCGATAAATTGATCTCCCATCCGAACATGAAAACTGCTTACCAGTATTACATGAACTCTGGTCGTCAAGCTCTGCGTGATGATCTGTCTCAGTACACTAAATACGGTATCCAAGACGTGTTTGAACATCGTGGTGTTCGTATTGTATCTTACGATGCAACTTTCAATCTGCCAACAGGCTCTACTGAAAAAGCATTTGCTGATAACACTGGTATCGCATTCGCTTCTGGTGTTCGTGATCTGTTCCGTGGTTACTTTGCTCCAAGCAATAAGCTGTCTGCTGCAAATCAAAACGGTCAAGAAATCTACATGAACACTAAAGTTGATGAAGATGATGAATACGTCGAGTTCACTCTGGAATCTGCACCTTTGTACTTCTGTACTCGTCCAGCTTCTTTGATTGCTTTGACAACTAACTAATCAAGAGAATAAGAACAACTCAGAAATGGGTTGTTCTTTAATTATTTAAGGAGGTGAAATGATTGATCCTACTACCAATGTTGGAAAACTTCGACTAAAGGTTGGGGATGTACAAGACCTACCTATTCTTCCAGATTTAGTTTATTCTCAGACATTGACAGACAATAATGATAACATTAATCGCTCTGCTCAAACAATAGCTGGTTATATTGCGGCAATTCTTTCACAAAGAACAAAAGAGCGACTATCTTTTATTGAAATAAATGGCGCTGACACTTTTGACAACTACATGCAGTTCATTAAGCAAGTGATGTTGAATCCAAGTATGAGTGGTGTTTCTCCAATTCCATATTCAGGTACTGATTCCTCTACAAATCAATTGATTAAGTTCACTCAAGATTGGTACGGAGGATTCTCTACTATTACGCAATCAGAGGATATGGATATCATTGCTAATGGAGGAAGCTACGATGAATCAATTTGACGGCGTAGTAGCTAGGATGATGGCTTCTTATGGAGGTAGTGCTTTGCTACGTATTACAGGAGAAGGTGGTACATACATAGATGGTGAGTATATTCCTAATCCTTCGTTTGACAAACCAGTAAAGATTATCTTAGATGAGTATCCACAATATTCTCTTGGTGAGAAATCTAACTTTGGTACTCTTGTATTAGAAGGTGATAAACGTTGCTTAATGCAACCTACTCATAAAGCAAATACAAATGATCTTCCTTATGAAATTAAAGCAAACAAAGATACTTTAATTATTAATGGAACTGAGTGGAAAATTGTAGGAATGAAGCAGATTAATCCTTCTGGAATGGACGCTATTATTTTTGAACTTCATATCAGAAAATGATATTGACAATTCAAAAAAATATCATATAATTCGGGACATTAAAGATATGGGACAATTTGCAGAAAGCATCAGGCTTAGTATAAATAAAATTCAAGAAGAGCTTGATAGAGAATTGAATAAATTAGCTTTAGACACATTCAAAGATGTTATTCAAAATACTCCCTCTGGTTGGCAAGATTCTCCTTACGCTGAAGGTCTTTTGGTAAATAACTGGTTTCCTAAAGTAAAAGGTTTTTCCACAGAAACGACTAGCACTAAAAGCTTATCTGGATATGACAGTTTTAATCGTCTTACTCAGCTTGTTGATGCAAAGATATTCTATAAAAAAGATAATTCAGTAACTTTGACAAACAATATAGATTATGCGTATAGAGCCGAAGTATTGGGTTGGAAACCAACATCTGAACATCCTAATTGGAAAGGTGCTGCTCCATACGGAATGATAGCAAAAGCTTTAATTAAAGCAAAATCGAAAGTGTGAGGTATGAATGGGTATTAGCTCTCTTAGAATAGAAGTAGAAAATAAAATCAAAACATGGGCTAATAGTAAAAATCCTGTTATCCCTATTTCTTATGAAAGTGTTCCTTTTACAAAACCTGACACTACTTGGATTGAAGTATTTATCATTCCAGCTATGACAGATAATACCACACTTTCTATGCAAAGAAAAACTCTTAAAGGAATTATTCAGATTAATCTTTATACAAAAGATGGAGTTGGTACTAAGTTATCGGAAACTCTTGCTGAAGAGATTATCAATATTCTTCCTGCAACAGCTAAATCTCAAAATTTAAGCATTGAGAAAACAGGATATATTATGTCTCCTGTCAAAGATGCTCAGTGGAGGGTTACTCCGATTCGTTTTGAATATAGACAAGAATCTTATTAATTATAAAGGAAAATAAATGGCAGCTTTAACTCTGACAACATTTGCGAGTGCTTCTGGTGCTGTAACAGCTTCTGTAAACACCGCATCTACAAGTGACACATTTACATACGTAAAAGGTAGTGGTCAGCTTCTGGAACTGGATAATACAACTGGTGGAAGTTTGACTTTGAACATTAAAGGTAGTGCTCCTAGTGCTGCTTACGTTGTACCAAATACTTCTACTACTGTTGATTTGTCTACTGGTTTGAATGTAACTGTTGCAGCAGGTGTTAAGAAAATTATTAATCTAGATAAAATCAGCGCATATCTGGATGGTAATGGTACTGTAACTCTCTCTGGTGCAGCAACTCTGAAAATCACAATTTACGCATAATAAAGGAATAATAAAATGGCATTAGGTGATATCCACAGCGCAGCCCTTACCAAGCTGTCGATTGCTACAACTTCTGGTGTAGCTACAGAAGATTTGGCTGGTTTCCAAGCAAAAACATATGTCGAAGTTGGTGAAGTAACCAGTATCGGTGATTTTGGTGCTAAATATAACATTATTAATCATTCTCCTCTAGCTGATCCTATTATCAAGAAATTTAAAGGTAGCAAAGATAATGGTAAAGGTAGTTTTGAATTTGCTAATAAAACTACTGATGCTGGTCAGATTGCAATGAAAGCTGCATCTAATTCTTACAGCTCTTATGCAATTAAAGTAGAAGAACAAGACGGTAGTGTAACATATTTCTTGGCTTTGATCTCTGGTTTCTCTAAGAAAATCGGTACTATTGATAATATTGTATCTATCTCTGCTGACTTTGAAATTACATCTGCACTGGTAGAAGCATAATAAACGGGAGGAATTTCCTCCCCTCTCTTTGTACGAAAACCCACTAAGAGGTTGTACATTCACTTGTTTATAAAGGAAAATATAATGAATCTCTCTAAATTTAAAGCTAAAAAAGAATCTGTTCCAATGGTTATTCGTCATCCAGAAACAGGCGAAGAACTGACGAATGATAAAGGTAAAAAGTGCTTGTGTTACATTCACGGAAATGCTTCGAGTAAGTTTCAAGATTTCTTAGTGGAAGAAGTTAATGCACAGCTTAAGAAAACAATCGGTAAGAATGAACCTCCATCAGCGGTAAAAGATTACAAAGAAATGATGGAAGATGAGACAAAAGAACTCCAAGCTCGTGTTGATAAATTTGAGAATGTTGAGTTTGAAGAATATGATGTATCTACTCCAGAAGGTATTGCTGGTGTAATGGCTGATCCATCCTACGAATGGCTACATAATCAGGTGAAAGTGTTTGCTGCTAAAAAATCAAATTTTTTCTAACCTGCCAAAATGAATTAATCTTATTTGCTAGACAGATGGGTTGGTATCAATCTACACCAGACGGAGAAAAGCAAACAAGAGCTGAAAAATTTAAAACTCAGACTGAGGGACTAGAGCTTGACTTGCCGAAGTGCGAGGCTGAGTATCTAGTCCCTTTTTTCATTGAGGCAGGTAAATTCTCGGCTACAGGGAATGGAATTGTTGCATTAAGTTGGGTAGATATTAATGCTTGGCTTGAAGTCACTGAAAGAAACCTCTCACTATGGGAGAAACAAACTATCAAGCTTATGAGTGAGCATTTCGTTAATGAGTATTATGCTGGAAGAGAAAAGGACAGACAAGCTCCTTATATTTCTCTGAAAACTGAAGAATTATTGAAGGCAAAACGAAAAGCTGTAGCGAGTGCTTGGAAGTCATTCAAAGCTAATTATAATAATGAATAGACAAAGGAATAAACATGGCTATTGAAGTAAGTAGCATTGCAATTGAAGTAAAGTCTCAGGGTATTGCGCAAGCTGCTCAAGACATGAAAGCTCTTGCAGAAGCAGCAAGGAATGTTGATAAAGAGACTCGCACTCTTTTGTTAACTACTGCTAAAGCTGCCGCAAAGAGGCTTGTTGACGAAGATGCTCGTAATAAATTAATTCAACAAAAGCAAGATATTTGGAATTACAATCAATCTGTGAAAGAATATGTAGCTGCGCATACAGAGGCTTTAAAGATTAATCGTGCTTTGAAAGCTGAAGAAGATCGTAGAAATATTATTCAACAGAAAAGAGATTATGAATCCTACACTCAATCTGTAAAAGAGCAAACCTCTGCTTTACAAGAAGAAGCTCGTGCTGCCGCTGCATTAGAAAAAGCTCACGGCATGGCTTTGGAAATGAATAAACGTTTTGATCGTAAGGCTATGATCGAACAACAAAGAGGTGTTTCTCAGTCCGCTAGAGAACAAAGTAAGGCGCACGACGAAGCAACAGCAGCTTTGGGGAGATTGAATAACAGTGGTAGTATTTTTAATAATACATTAAAATCTATGGCTGTAGCCGCAAGTGCTTATCTTGGAGTTAATTTCGCTAAAGGTATTGTTGAAGCCGGTGATGCTTGGGGTACGATGCAAGCTAAACTTCAACTATCTACTGGTAGTGCTGAAGCAGCAAAGAAAACTCAAATGGAGTTGTACGATCTTGCTCAGAAGATTCGTATTCCTTTAGCAGATAGTGCGCAGCTATACAATCGTATGTCCATTCCTATGCAGAAGCTTGGTAAGTCTTCTCAAGAGACAATGGGAATGGTTGAGTCTATGGGACTTGCATTGAAGTTGTCTGGTGCAACAGCCCAAGAAGCAAGTTCTGTTATGTTGCAGTTCTCTCAATCTATGAATGCTGGTAGATTGAACGGTGGTGAATTTAATGCTGTAGCAGAAGGTGCTCCAATTATCCTGAGAGCTATCGAAGAGGAATTAAGACGCACTGGTAAATGGGGAGAGAACACTACTGAAACTCTTAAAAAGATGGGGTCAGAAGGTAAGATCAGTTCTGAATTATTGGCTTCTGCATTGAATAATGCTTTACCTAAATTTAGGCAGGATTTTGAGTCCCTTCCTCTTACAGTAGATGGAGCGATGCAACGTGTAAAAAATAGTTGGTTGGTTGCTATTGGTACAATGTCTCAAAATACTAAATTGAACGAGGAATTAGCGCGTACAATCGGTAGTCTTGAGAGAATGCTACCTGCTGTAGCAGAAGGATTAATTAGAGCATTTGTCGCTATACACGACAATATCAAACCAATAGCTGTTGTTATTGGTGCAATGATCGCTAGTAATTTTGTAACTTGGCTTGCATCTGCCGCCACAGCAGCTATGACATTTTCTACTGCTATTGGAACTATTGCTACAACATCTGGGATTGCTGCCACTGCTTTACAACTTATTCCATTTGTACCTGTATTAACCGCTGTAACAGCTTTAGCTGGTGGTATTGGTTACATGGGAGCTAAACTACTGTTTAGTGAGGATGGTAGTAAGAAAGCTGCCACAGCCACTACAGTATTTAAATCATCTGTAGAAGAAGCTATTGAACAGGTTGGTAGAGAGAACGATGAATTAGATCGTCAATATAAACTGCTGAAAGGTATTGCTTCTGAGAAGAGCAAAGCAGGATCATCCGGCGGACAGGACTTGTTGAGAGAAACATCTTTACAACTTGAACAGAATCAGAAGATTGCTGACAGGTTTAGAGAAAAAGGTAAGATCGCTCTTGCTGAGAGTATTGATAAACAGAATGAAGAGTTGAAGCAGAAGATTCAATCCTTGAAGCTTGATTTAGAAGTAAAAGAACTTGCTGGTGAGATTAATAAAAAGATTCTCGACAGGCAAGAGACAGCTAAATACACTGCTGAGTTGAATAAAAAACTTCGATTCGACACTAAGTCTTTAATGGAAGAAGAAATCCGTAACATTGATAAGTCTAAGTTATCTTCCGAAGATTATGTAAAAGTTGTCGCTAAAATCAAAGAAGGGTATGCTTCTACGACTTCAATTAGAAGAGTAAGTCTCAACCTTGCTGAAAAAGAAGCTGCTGCATTAGAAGAAGTATTAGCTAAACAGCGTGAATTACTTGGCATTGAAGGTGATGGCAAACGTACATCTGCGGAGAAAAAGCTTACTCAATTAGAAGCTCAAAAAACTAAACTTGAGCAAATGACTGCTGCACAGGCTGCTAAAGACAATATCGATAAGAAGGCTGCTATTACGGACATTGACGCTGCAATAGCGTTAGCTAAACGTAGAGCTGGTATTGAATCTCAGATTGTATCTATTGAAGAACAAAAGAAAGTTGAAGCAGAGTTTACTAATGGTCTGAAAGAGAAGTTAAAAACTCTTGAAAAAGAAGCTGAAAGTTATGATCGCAAAGCTCAATCCATTGGTTTAGAAAAAGATGCAGTTGCAAAACTTGCTGCTCAACAGGAAGCTGAAACACTGAAGAGTATGCAGCGTCAACAAGCTAAACAAACTGACATTGATTTGCAAACTAAAATTGCTGACGCAGCCAATCGAGTTTATGAAGCTGAAAAGAAAATAGCTGATCAGAGGAGAGCTGAAAAAGTAGCAGAGTTGATGCAGAAGGTAAACATTGATCCCACTTCAATTGATGAAGCTAAAAAAGCTAAATTAAGACTACAAGCTGCCGAAGATGTTAAGTTGGTAAATAGTGTTGATATCACGCAAGACCCTGTTATCACTACAGAACAAGCTAAGGCTGATGCCCGTCTTGCAATCGCAAGGAAGCTTAAAGAAGACTTAGACGCAATTGACGCTGCTCGTGTTCAAGTGCAATTGACCTCTGCTGAATCTATTGCTGGAAGTCTTGCTTCTATTGCTGCAAATACCGCTGGCAAACAGTCTGGTATTTATAAAGCAATGTTCGCTGTTCAGAAAGGCTTCGCTATAGCCAAAGCTATGATGGATATTCAAATGGCTGTATCCAGTGCATCTTGGAGTCTTCCGTTCCCTGCTAACTTAGGAGCTATGGCTACAGTTGCTGCTTCCGGTGCTTCTATCATTAGTAACATTATGAGTCTTGGCTACGAAAAAGGTGGTTATACTGGTAATTATGGAACATCAGAAGTAGCTGGTGTAGTTCATGGTCAAGAGTTTGTTGTTAACGCATCTGGTACTGCACGTCATAGAGCTTTGCTTGAAGCAATTAATAGAGGTCAAGACCCTGCTATGATTGATAACATTATTAACATGCCTCCTCCATCTGTTGTAAGTAATAGTAATGGCGGAATGAATGTTACTGTAGAAAATCATGGTACAAGTATTGAAACTCAACAAATTACTCCAAATGAAATCAGAATTATTGCTCGTAGAGAGGCAAGAGATGCTGTAAGAAGAGATGCAGGTAATGTGGTATCAGCAGCTATTGCTCAACCTAATAGTAATGTTTCTAAAGCACTAGGACGTAATACACAAACACAACGTAGGAGAAATTAATGACAATTCCAACACTCGCATTAGTCCCTGACTCTAGTGGTTTTTCTGCTAATGTTGGGGATGGGGTGTTGTCAGTGAAATTAGATGGTGGTGCTAGTCGCTACCGTCGAAATTACATTGGTAGCACTTATGATGTAAAAGCATCGTGGATTTTGAATAGGCAAGAGTACGCTTACATGAAAGCTTTCTTCAGAACAGCATGTAATGATGGGGCTACTCCTTTCTATATTAAAATGATTTTTGAAGATGATTATTTAAAACCTTACAAAGCTTATTGGAAGCCTAAAACATTTTCATTAAATAATTCAGAAGCAGGAGAAGTATTTTATGTATCAGCAGAATTAGAAGTATTTCCTAATCCAGATGCTGCTAATGATGATGAAATTTTAATTGCTTTTGAAGGTAAGTTTAATGATTCAGAAGATGAACTGAATACGATTACAAATTACGATTTACCAAATCATATGTAAAGGAGATAGAGGTGAGTAAATACTCAGAGTTCTTTTTAAAATCAAGTAGTAAGGTAGTTCAATTAGAACTATTGGAAATGTCTCACCCTGCATGGACTAAAGTTTATAGAATAGTTAAAAACTCAGTTTCAGGAATTGTAGTAAAACTTGAAACAGGTGAGACTGCTTCTTTTGATTACTATCCAGTGAATATTAAATATGATGGTATGAGGGATGATCTCGAACAATCGTATTCAATTCAGTTTGGAGATTTAGGTGAAATTATGCCGCTTGAGCTTGACAGAATGTTAAATTCTGATACAATGAGCGTCAAACCAAAATTGATTTATCGTGTGTATAGATCAGACATACTTGATTCACCAATGTATGATCCTCAGTATCTTGAGATTCAGAATTTTGCATTCAATCGAGATGGAGTAAGTTTTCAAGCAATTGCTCCTCAACTAAATGTCACTCAGACAGGAAGCGAATATACTACAGATAGATTTCCAACTTTACAAGGATACTTATGAGTATTGATAAATTTCTTAGTAAGACTTATGACAAGAATAATTACAATTGTGCTCATTTTACTGTAGACGTGTATAAACATATTACTGGAAGAGATATTGAGAGCAACCTGAAAGGGTTGCTTTTTCCTTTATATGATAATCATGCCACATTAGATTTACGTAAAGGATTTACAAGATTAAAATCTCCAGAATCTCCCTGTATTGTATTATTCTCTGGAAAAGGAATAGAACCTCATGTAGGAGTTTATTACAACGGAAGAGTGATTCATCTTGGAGATAATGGTGCTCAATATGTAGATATTGATATTATTAAAATTTCATTTAAGACTGTGAGGTATTATAAATGTTAAAAACTGTTATTCTAGCAACAGACAGTCTTGATCCTACTACTTGGGTAAAAGATGAAGTAGAAAATATTGCAGAGTATTTGATGGAAAAGTTTCCTCATGGACTTCCATCTTCTACAAGAATTTACCATGAGTGTGTAAGTGAAGCTTCTGATGTAACTCCGTTTGATGATGCTGGAGTGAGTAAGTTACTCGAACTTGATGGGGTATTTTTAGTTGTAGTATATCCAAGATTGTTTGTTGCTGGTTGGGTTCTTATAGGAATGATTGGATTACAGATTGCATTTGCAGTCTATATGTACAGTAAGATTCCTAACACATCTTTAAGGAATTTACATCAAACCTCTCCAAACAATAACATTGCCGGAAGAACAAACACAGCAAGGCTTGGAGCAAGAGTTCCTGCTATCTATGGAACAGTGCAGTCAACTCCTGATTTATTGTCAAATTATTTTGTATATGAAGCTAATAAGCAAGTAGAATATTCTTACCTTTGTATCGGTGAAGGATATTATGATATTGATCCTACAAAGATATTTGATGGTACTACACCTTTTCAAAATGTACAAGGTAACTCACTAGATATTTACGCTCCGTTTACAAGCCCTAATTATGGAAGCCCGCAGTTAACGCTCGGTGATCATATCACAGAACCTCTTAAAGTGGTTGTACGTGACAATGCTGTTAATGGACAAACATTACTCGCTCCTAATTCTGGCAATTACACAGGGGATCAGACTCTTTCTTTTTCATCAACTGGAGTTATTGCTTATTCTGGATTACCTGCTGGTGTAGAGAGACCTGAAACTCCTCCTAATTTCAATAACTTATTTGTAGTTGGAAATCAAATATCTCTTTCTGGTACAACAGTAGACGGTCTTTATACTATTTCAGCAGTAACTACTCTAAGTATCACATTAGATCACCCTGAATTAGTAAATTCTGCTTGGAGCACTATTGACATAGAACACGGAAGCGGTACTGTAGCAACATCTGGTTATTCTTGGGTTGGCAGTTTTACAATTACAGGAGGAACTAACAGCGAAGTATGGTTTAACTTTGCTTGTTTAAGTGGGCTATTTGCAGATAACGGAGAAAATCAGTTCTCTGTAAATGATGAAGTTATGATGGGAATTACTCCTTTAAATAAAGCAGGTACACCTATTGGAAGTGAAGTGATTACAAATCAACTTATTTACGGTAGTGCTTCTGATAGGGATATAAAAGCTATAACGGTGAAAATAAGTCCTCCTATAAAAGGTGCTTATTATAAAGTAAGAGCTGCCAGATATAACGGTAAAGACACTAATTTCAAAGGTCAGATTAGTGATGAAGTAAAGTGGCAAGATGTTTACTCTGTTCTCCCAGTAACTCAAAATGATTTCGGTAATGTTACTACTATTAGAGCAAGAACTCAAGCTACGAATCAGTCTACAGCTTTAAAAGAGCGTAAGTTGAACTTGATTGTTACTCGTAAATTACCTAGATGGTTGGGAGGAACTTCTTTTTCAACAGAGTTGTATCCTACGAATAATGCTGCTGACATTATTTCAGCAATAGCATTAGATAAGACATTTGGTAATCGTTCTGTTAATGAAATTGATTTTGAAAATATCTATTCTGTTGCAGGGACAACAGGTCAGGTTGCTACGTATTTTGGTAGCCCTCTTACCGCTGAATTCTGCTACACATTCGATAACTCTAATGTGACATTTGAAGAAGCATTTGGAATGGTTGCCGGAGCTGTATTCTGCACTGCTTATCGAAGAGGTAATAAACTTAAATTATTCTTTGAAAAGAAAACAGAAGATAGTACCTTGTTGTTTAATCATCGTAATAAACTTCCTAATTCTGAAACAAGAAGTGTTCGTTTTGGTAATGAGAAAAATTATGACTCATTACAATATCAATGGGTGAGTCCTACTACTCAAGATGATTTGCAAGGTAAAGGTGGTGATAGTCTTGTTGCTTATTACATGCCAGATGAATATTATAAACCATTAGCTGTATATTCTGCTCCAAACAAGATTCAATCTGCTGGTGTTAGAAATAAATTACAAGCTTATTTTCAAGCACATCGAATCTGGAATAAAATTCAATACCAGAATCTTTCTGTTGAATTTACTGCAACATATGAAGCAGATATTTTAGTTCCAACTGAACGTATTCTAGTAGCAGATAATACAAGAGCTGACAGCCAAGACGGTGAAGTTAGGTATCAAACGAGTCTTTTGCTCGGATTATCTCAACCTGTAAAGTGGATTACTCCAACAATGACTATCTTTCTGCAAATGTATGATGGTAGTGTTGATAGTATTTCAGTAACAAAAGGAAGTGGTAGTGATGTTAATGAAGTATTGTTATCACGCGCTCCTAAATTACCACTTGTTCTAGAGGATGATGCATTTGCAACAACAACATATATGTTAGTACCTAATACAGATACTAATAGTAAAGCGTTCTTAGTCACTGAAAGAAGTCCTGCTAGTGATCTAACAACAAAAGTAACCGCTGTTAATTATGATGACAGATTTTATCAGAATGATTCTGATTATAAAAATGGAATTGTAGACATTAATGGTAATTTAATTTAATAATTGAAAGGAAATAAAATGTTTTATGTAGACCCTAACCCAGATCAAAATACTAAACCGGAAGAAGATCGTGCAGGTAGTGGAAATGGCCCTATTAAACCTTAAAGGTAAATAGATGTTTTTGCTAACACTACTATTAATTGCTTTTATTTTAAGTGTTGGTAACAAAAGGAAATTAGGATTAGTGTTAGCTTTGGGAGGAGGTTTATTCCTCCCTTATCAACTCCTCATTGACTATTATTATCTTTGGTACTGCTCTGTGATAGTCGTGGATGGGTTAATAGCTTGGTTAGCTATTAAGCTAGATGATAATCTTCCTTTGTTTGTAATTTCAGCATTGCTATGCGTACTGCACGCCACCCAATGTTTTTACAATAAACCTTTTAATTACTATATACTTGCTAATTGCCTTGAACTTTTACAAGTGATTTCTTTAATCATCACTTCTCCAATAATTATAACTAAAATAAAAGGAAGAATTAAATGCCTACAGAAGTTTGGATGTGGATATTAACAGCACTTATTGGATTACTAAGTGCTACATTTGGTGTTGTTTGGAAAATGCTTAGAGATGAATCCAAAGAACATGCTGAGAACATTAAATTAAAAGCTGATAAAGAGAAGCTTAAAGAGGCTGAAGATCGTTGGAACAGAGAATTTGAAAGACAAGATCGTAGGCATGAGAAAGAAGTGGAAGCAATGGAAAAGCGTTTATCTGACAGGATGGATAGTATGGAAAACAATATCATGAGTCAGATGAAAATGATCATGGAATTAATAAAGGAAAAATAATATGGCACTCTCAACTAAAGATGCGATTATTCGTTTTGATGAAAATGAAGATCGTATTAATAAATTTGTAAATGAATTAGGAACATATGTTCCTAAT